ACCAAATATCTTTTTCAAAACTATTTCGTTTTGATCTTCCGATACTCCAAACATATTGAGTACAGGTGGAATAAGATATGTTAGTTCACTTATTTGTTCTTGGTTTTTTATTATCATAAAAAGCCCATTCCTTTCTCTCACTTGTTGTTATTGTACTAAAAGCTTCTTTAAAGCAGACTCTACATAATAGACTATCTGCCCATAAAGAATTTGATGAAAAAAACCAAGCTAACTTATCTGCATCTTTCTTAAAACATCTTGCACATTGAAAGCTTAGTTTCTTAATTTTTGTTGTTAGTTTTGCCATTCTCTCTCTCCTATTTTAAAAGGCTATGACCCCTATTCTTGATACAAGTCTTTACAATATGCTCGTATTGAGTCTCAGCTTTTGGGCTAAGAATCCAATGATTTATATTACCAAGAAATGTAGTGTTTGTTTTTGCTAGTTCCTGACAAAGAATTATATCGTCAGAAATTCTTTCTGCTTTTGACTCATTGAATGTTCCTGATCTTCCAACTGTATCAACAACAGGCTGATATTTGGCACATCCATTTAAAAAGCAGACAAGTATCGCTACTAAAAGTATGTTTTTCATAACTATGTTCTCTCTTTCTTTATAAAGTCGCTGGATGATATTTTATTTGGTGCATCTTCCAAGCAACTGTTTTTCTTTGAAGCCTCAGTTTCTTCAGCTTTTCCAACAAGTCCTGTTCTCTCATTACTTGCTTGTCGTACTTTGCCTGAAGCTTCACTATTTGCTTTTGCATTTAGCTTCTCCTTTACAAAGTTTTCCACCTCTATCACAGGTGTTTTGGGATGAAATATAACCCCAAAATCTTTATATACATCTTCTAGCAAATTAAATGACTTATTTCTAGTGTTAATTGATAATATTAATTTAGGCATTTTTTCTCTCCTTTATAAGTTTAGGTTTAGATATTACTGTCACAGGTTTTAAAACAGAATCAAATCCATCTGTCCAAGCAACATCTTTTTCAGATTTAGTATGTCTCTTGATTGTAGCTGTCACAGTAATTTTGTCTCCAACTTTAAATTTAGACTCATCTTCTAAGTTTAGTTGTTTTGAGTTTCCAAAGTAAATCAAACTATTACCATCAATATCTTCAAATTTGTGTGCCATGCAAAATCCATAGTCTCCAACAAAACTAAAGATTTCTTTAATTGTAAGTTCTAAATCTAAAATATCTCCAACATCTCCAACAAAAGAATACTTAGCTTTAGCTTCTGTAATAGCTTTTTCTGTTTTTGCTTTAGCAATATAATTATTGTAATTACAAATGTGGTCATGATAATATATTTCATGAGGTTTTGCATTTTTAAACACATTCCATTTGTCTCTATTCCAAATATAAGTTTCTAATTTATTGCCATCTTTAAAAAAATCAGGGTCATTTTCTTTTATCAATTTAACTGCTAATTTTTTTGCAGTATCATAATCAGTTGATAATTTTCTTAAATAATCCTCTCCATCATTCAAAATAAAAAATACATTATCAGCACCTTTTGAAATATGATAACTGTATGGGATTTTAGGATTATACATTTGCTCTCTCCTCTATTGGTTTTAATCTTCTTTCAATAGTAAAGCCTTTTTCAAACTCAATACCTCTCATACCCCATAATCTTTTTACTTCTAACTTTTGAGATTTATTTAAGTTTTGTTCATTCATAAAATTTTCTAATTCACTTGGAGTTAAGTAAAAACTTTTATGATCTTCATTGATTCTACCCCAAACAAAATATTGAACTGTATAATTTTCTTCTCCATCATATTTTGTTTCTAAGTTATGTTTCATACCTTTAATTAATTTAGGCATTGTTTTCTCCTTTAGGTTATTTGTTTTTTTCATATTCCCTATTATGTTCATAGTTTAGGTTGAATTACAACCCCTTATTTAATAGCTTAAAATATAGCTTATTTAATGTTAGATACAATTTATAAGAGAATATTTAATGTTTTTCAAATCAAAGCAAATCAGATACAAATGATTCGTTATGATTTTTAAAAGTTTTATGTTAGAGAGATATTAATGCGTAAGCAGTTAAAGTATATTTTTTTCATAACAATACTTTTAGGTTATGTGTTGCGTGGTTTCTCTCTCTCTACTACGCAACACTTTAAAAGGAGATTAAATGACTAAAGATGATAGAGGGAATTTAGACCTTACCAAACAAATAGAAATTAAAGATAAAGAAACTCATGTTCTTAATGATGTTGTAGTTAATTTAAAAAATATAATTGATAGTAAAGAAGCTGAAATGACAGCTTTAGTAAATGCTAATGATAGCCATAGAGAATTAAATGGACAATTAAGAAAAGAAATAGATGAGTTAAAATCTGATAATAAAAAATTAGCAAAGCAAATAGAAGATTTAGAAATAGAAGCTAAGGAGATGTTGCAATACCCATGATTATATTTGGACATCCTATACATCGTAAATATACAAAAACAGTTTATAGGTTAGTTATAGCTGTAATATCTATAATTGTTTTTATATTATTAGTTGGCTGTTCTAAAATAGAATTTGACCCAACAACAGCATCGTTTAGATATATTTTATCACAGGAGTCTAAATGGAAACCATGAACTTAAATAGCAGAGAAGCTTATAAGAAATTAGAAGAAGCATCTAACTCTTGGTCTGAGTGGCATAAGAAAGTAATTATTTTAGATGAGGGTAGAAAAGCAACTTATTCTAAATGTTTTCTTAAATATAAACTTGATACTAAAACTGTTATTGAAGCTGAACACAAAAGTCGTACTGACCCTGAGTATGCAGAAATTGTAAAACAATATGCTGAAGCAGAAGAACAATTAATCAAAGCTAAGTTTCATTATCAAAATTTAGATCGTTATTTATCAGTAAGACAAACTGAAATAAAAAGAGATTTGGCTCTTGTTGGAAAGCAAGAGGGATGACAAAATTCTTTATGTTGAGATTAGCTCCTTGAATAGTTTATTAATATTACATAAAGATAGACCCATCAGGGAGACTTGGTGGGTCGCTAATGTTTTGTGATTTCTAATCCTGTAATATCAGTAGCTTCAGTAATTTTTTCTATTTTAAATTCATAATCAACAACTTTAACATCAGGATATTGATTGAAGTCTTTTAACAAAGATGTAAGTTTTGTTTTTTGTGGGTATGTATCAATAAATCTTAAACAAACAAAATGTCCATAAGGCTCATACATACTATGTAAATGAAATTCTACTTCTATAATAACAGCATCTATGTCCATTAAACATATTACTTCTTTTTGTTTCTGTTTAAAACCTTATCTGTCATCTTAGTAGAAAATGTTGCTGTAAATACAATAATAACTAAGTACCATACTGAGTCAGGTAAATCGTTAATTATCCTTACCCATTCCTCAAAGTTATCTCTAGTATCTTCAAACCAACCTGTTGATAGCATAGCAATTAACCATACCATTAATATTTCATCTTTCCAACTTTTGTCTTGGCTTTTAATTCTTGTTATATCAACATCTTTACAAGCTTCTATTTCTGCTTGTCTAATAGTTTTAACTTTTTCAGCTTTGTGCTTAAAATGGTCAGTAGCCTTGTTCAAGACGATTTTTGCAAGAGGATTGTTTAATAAACTAAATATCATAAATAAGTATTACCTGTTAGCATTAATAATGTTGTCCAATATACTACAAGAATTGAATAAATTATATAAGTGAATTTCATCCATTCCTAATATTCCTTATTTTTTATTTTTCAACTCTTTTGCTAGTTCGCAGTAATGAATTATCTTATTCCATTTCTCATCAGGGTTTTCTCCTGACTTATTTCTGAGGCAGTATTTGATTATATTGCCTTGAATAAAATCAAGCTTGTTTGCTACTATAAATTCAATAGGCTGTATCTTAAATCTCTTGTAGTGCTTACCACCTATTTGTCTCTTAGTAGCCCTCTCTGTGCTTCTCTGTGCCTTTAAAGTAGCTTTCCGACCCATTTTCCTGTCTTATCTTTTAAAAAAGGCTCAATTATAGGTAATCCATTATAAATGACCGAACACCCTATAATTGGTCTAGCTTTCTGTAATTTATTATATCTAAAAGCCAAACTCTTATTATCTATCATGCACCCTACCTGAAGTCCAAAATACAAGCCTAAACTGTTTCCATAATATCTTACACCCATTAAGCTGTGATAATGACCTTGAACACATGACATACCCATTGATTGTGCTAATTTTAAAACATCTGCTGTTTTACCATGACAGAAATAAACTTTACCTAAAGGTGTATCTATTGTTAAATCATCATGCCAAACCCAGCCTTTATTTACTTCTAAGAAATCATTATATTTTTTTATATATGCTTTTGGGATGCCATGTTTAAATGCTCGTCTAAATACTAAGCTACCATGATTAGAGTCAAGTATATCCATTTTAGGAAACATACTTTCTAATTCTTTTATTATAGGTAATGATAATTTTAACTCATCTCCAGCACTAGGTAAATCAGGGTCGCTATCGTGAAATGACATAGCATGTTTATCTACTTCATCTCCAATATGAATAACTCTATCAGGTTTATATTTTTTTTTTAAAAGTTTAAGAAAGTCCATTAATTCAGGAACATGGTATGGAATATGAGTATCGCTTATTATCAAAACAGACTTATAGATCATAAGTCTTTAATACAACTATTTCGTGAGTAAGTAAAGTAATTGACCTAAAACTAAAAGACCAACAGCACCTAGACCATATAAAATTCTGTCTATGTCTTGCTTCATATGATGTAAATGGTTTTTAATAAT